GTTTTGTGTACACCATGGGTGGTAAGTCAAGACACTCATCTTTAGTAAAACGTATCGCAGGTTGTAACGCATTGAATACTATATTTGTAGATTCTTCTCTTGGTATCCATTTAAACTGAGTAATCTTTATCATCACCTGATCTCTGAAAGAACCATAAAATCTAGGTACTTGGTTTGGATTAATTAGTTTAGCTAACCCGTATGCATCAAGAGGACTTTGCGCGGCAGGTGTACCCGTCATCATCCATAACCATTTGTGGGGTTTCAACATTCTGTTTAAAACTTTCCAACGATCTGTACGAGAATTTTTATAGTGCGTTGCTTCATCTACAATAATTAAATCTCTGTCCTGTAAGTCCTTTTCAAGTATCGCTAACCCGTCATAATTTACTACCAGATACTCTGCGTCATTGGCTACTATCTCTCTTCGTTTCTTAGCAGAACCATACGCCACGTCTACAGTTCTGTGCATAGCAAACTTAAATAAGTCATCACGCCAAGCAGAATCCATAATTGATAACGGACAAACAATTAACACACGATTAATAATACCTTGTGAAAGTAGAAAATCAGATGCCCATATAGCACTAGCAGTTTTACCTGTGCCCTGTTCGTTAAAACAGAAAGCTCGTTTGTGCATGGTCAAAAATGCAGAGGTTGTTTTTTGATGGTCAAACGGTGTGTGTTGCCCTGTCCATTCATATTTTTTCTCTATCGGTGACGGTGCTTTAATATTCATACTTCTCAAAATTCTACACTCCTCAAGCCCCCACTTAACAACAACCTTATTGTCTGGTAATACTTTGCTATGACTTATAGCATCGCTTACTTTATGTGGGTCTTTGACTTTAAGGACAAGTGCTTTGTTGTTTAGTATTTGCATGTGCCTTACCTTATTTTTTAAAGAACCGAATTGACCGAAACGGTGTTTTTAGGTTTTTATCGGGTAGGATGTTTCCTAGTAACAAATTATTATGATCCTGCTTCGTCCTCCGATAGGATCAGGTCGGAAATATTGGGAAAAGGAACAAAACCCTCGGACTTCCTAGATTTTGTATAGCCAAATGAAATCAAACACCCCATGGAGAACGAGGAGCTATACCTTTTAAAGACGGATCTAAGCACCGTCTCTCACGCCCACACTTTGGTTTTTGTACCGCCAAAATATTCTACGGCATGTCCTTCTTGTATCATAATTTCGCATATGTCTTGACCCCTAGAACCATTTTCATTAACTGTAAAAGGGCGAGCTAGTGATCGACCATACTTGTCTAAACTGTGGCTGATAAAACATATTTTTTTACCGCACAACTCTTTCATTCGTTCCGTTGCTTTGATACCTAATGCTTTTTCTTTAAGGTTTCTAGTTCGTTTCTCAGGCGTATCAATTCCCAAAAGGCGTAACTTTAAGTTTTTCTTCCACAGGCCAAAACCTAGAGAACAATCAACGATAACCGTGTCTCCGTCAACGACTCTTACGATTTCTCCCTCGTAAAAATACAAATGCTCGTTCATTTCTTTTTCCTTTTTAAATTGCGGCTACGATTTGCCGACTTACTTTCTACACGCACACCGTCTTTATTCTTACCGCCTTTGCTCAATGCTTTCTTGTGGCTAACGTCCTTGCCCTCTCGTTTATCAGCCCGACCATCTTTGTTAGCATCTTTGCCTGTTTTATCCATTTTACGTCTGGCACGTTGGCGTTCCATTCTTGCTTCAAACTCTTTACTACCTACAGGTTTGTTTTTTTGTTTCTTACGATCTGACTTGTTTTTGTATGGCATCAGTTCCTCCCGTTGTATACACACTCAGTTACAGCACAATGTTGTTTACACAAACCACTAGGGTTAGCGTTCCATACATCAGTTTCATATGCTTTTTTCATTCTGTCAAACCCCGTGTACCATTTAGACCACAGGCTCGATGCTGTTGAATATTTGTAATTTTCTTTCACCAGTTCTTCACATACCACAAACAACAACCCTGCTCGTATCTTTTCTACTACGGGAAAATGTTTAAATACACAAAGAGCCATCAACTCTAATTGTCCTTTATCTGCATACTTGGTATTTTTGCTTGTCTTATAATCTACAACCCACGCAAGTCTGTCGTCTGCATTAAGGATAATAAGATCGCATATACCTCTATACCATGCTGTCTTATCGTAAAACCCGCAAGGTTTTAAATCCTCTGTCAGTCCCATCCTGTACTCGCATAACTTGTCACCCTTTTTTGTTTTCAAAGAATCTAAAACAGGTTTACTGTATAAGAACTTAGGGGGTAAAGGTTCTCCAATCTTTATATAGTTTTCTGCGGCTTTGTGAAACTCGTTGCCATAAAACATCGCGGAAGATTGTTTCTCTTCGTAATCTTTTACAACTTTCAAATGGTAGAACTGTTTAGGACACTGCTCAAACGATTTCAGTCTGGAGTATGACCAAGGAGTAATATTCATTCTTCTGTTTTACCATCTCGTTCTTCTATTTGTTCTCGTATATCAAAAGAAAGATTAGCCAATTCACATATAACTCTTGTTATGTCTTCTTCTTTTATAGTCACGGTGCCAGTAACATTAATAGAACCATCCCCCATTTCGATAAACTGTTTTATAAGCACACCAAACTTTTCTTTTTTTGGTTTGCCATATCGTCCTGCACCAATTACTATCTCGGATGTTTGATAGTGTCCAACGTTTTCAGCTAATTCTGCCAAGATTTTTTTCCTTGCAATCAGTTTCCTTTCCTCTATATCTATCACTTTACCCATGACTACTCTCCACAGTCTCCGTATGATTTACCTGTAAATGCCTCGCAATCTAACGGCAAACCTTTCGCCCAATCAGGAGTCTTACGCATACTCCTCTCTACATAATCTTTAGCCTCTTCCAACTCTTCGTCTAACACAGAGCATACAATCGAGTCATGTACAGTCAATACGACTCTATACTTCTTGGCTATATCTAACAGTTGTTCAGCGATTATACATCTGGCAAACGCCTGACAGACATTTTCTATAATCTTCCCACCGTATAGTTTAGTGCGTCCGTTCCTTGTGGCGTATGTCACCTCCCCTTCACCATCGCGTCTTAAATTGTTATACCGTATAGCCAAACCACTTGGACAAACAATACCCTTATAATTACTAGGGAAACCTTCGTATACAATGGGTCGTATTAAATCA